TCTCTATAAAAGGTCTAGCATATTTAGTTCACGCCGATGGGAAGAGCGGTATCATAGCCTACTTTGTAGTTACCGTGGCGCTTGCTGCCCTGCTTAAGTGGTGGCAGGATAGAAAGGCATGACAACTCATCTAGTAATCCCTGACCCACATGCCAATCCTGCTCACCATAACAAGAGGTTTGATTACCTTGGTAAATTTATCATGGATGAGAGACCTGATATCATCGTCTGTCTTGGTGATATGGCAGACATGTCTTCCCTTTGTACCTATGAGCAGGGGAAGAAAGCCCATGAAGGGCAGAGATATCAAGAAGACTTAAAGCATACACATGATGCTCTGCGCCGTCTACTCAAGCCTATGAAGTCTTATAATCGTAAGCAGGCTGAGTTTAAGAAGAGGGTATATAGACCTAGATTGGTCATGCTCTTGGGTAACCATGAGAACAGGATTAACAGGGCTGTCGAGGATCAGGCTATCCTTGAAGGGACCATGTCAACTGATGACCTAGGCTATGAGAAGTTTGGGTGGGAGGTTGTGCCCTTCCTTGATATCATCGAGATAGATAGGATAGCTTACTCACACTACTTTGCCAGTGGTGTGATGTCTAGGCCTATCAGTGGAGAGAACCCTGCCAGGGCACACATCAACAAGATGCATGTGTCCTGCACAGCTGGCCACTCACACCTCAGGGACTTTTCCTGCGCTGTCAATGCCTTTGGTGAGACGATAAACTGTCTTGTTGCTGGGTGTTATGTCGAGGCACACCATGACTACGCCGGTCCTGCTAATAAACTATGGTGGCGAGGTATAGTGATGAAGCGTAATGTTTGTAATGGTGACTATGATCCCGAGTTTATCTCCCTTAAGGCGCTGAAGGAGAAGTACTCATGACCTATCTTAGCTGGAATGAAATCCTCTGCAGGATAGAGGATGCATACTCTCCTGATGAGATCTTGGAGATTCTTAACCTCTCTGCCATTGATCTCGCGGAGGCATTCAAGGATCAGATTGAGGATAGCTTTCTTTTGTTTGATAAAATTAAGGGGCCTGACGAGGACGAGGAAGATGCAGATAAATAGTCTTATGGTTACACTAACAGACGCAGCTAAAGACTACCTAAAATCTGTCTGCGGCGGGGCCTATGTATCCCTTGGTGTAAAGGGTGGGGGATGCTCTGGGTACCAATATGTGTGGGACTTTGCAGACAACTGGCCAGATGTAAAATGGTCTGATCCAATTGACGACGTACTAGTACTTGACCCTATGGCTGAAATGTATTTACTAGGGTCAACAATAGACTATGTATCAGAGCTAGGAGGCAGCTTCCTAAAGATTATTAATCCAACTGTAACCAGTAGCTGTGGGTGTGGAGAGTCCTTTAATGTATAAGTAAAAGGACTAACGAGGAAGAGGAAGATGAGACCAAGTAGTATAGCAAGGGATCTGCGTACATCTAAGTACCGTATGCGGGTTACCAGAGATAAAACAAAGTATGACAGGAAGAGGGAAAGAGATGGACGAGTATCAGACTTTCATTCATCAGAGCAGGTACGCAAGATGGCTAGAGGAGGAGGGAAGAAGGGAGACGTGGAGTGAGACTTGCACACGGTATATTAACTTTATGCAGGACCACTTGTCCGATAACCACAACTACTCTATCCCTTCTAAGCTGTACAACGACCTCTATACGGCTATCTATAATCATGACATTATGCCTTCCATGCGCTGTCTAATGTCTGCTGGTACCGCGCTAAAGAGGGAGAACATAGCTGGGTTTAACTGTGCGTATGTGGCAGTAGATGATCCTCGCGCTTTCGATGAGGCTTTGTATATCCTGCTATGCGGTACAGGTGTAGGCTTCTCAGTGGAAAGGGAATATATTAGCCGCCTTCCCAGTATCCCTACAGCCTTTGTCGAAGGTGGCTGTCTCACTGTTGGTGACAGTAAAAAAGGATGGGCTGAGGCATACCGATCACTGCTTGAGGAGCTATGGTCAGGACGTATTCCTACATGGGACCTGTCTCTTGTGAGGCCAGCAGGTAGTAGGCTAAAGACTTTTGGAGGGAGGGCTTCAGGTCCTGGGCCTTTAGATAGGCTGTTCCGCTTCACTGTGTCAACGTTTAAGGCGGCACAAGGAAGACAGATGAACAGTATCGAGTGTCATGATCTGATGTGCCTAGTTGCTGACACTGTCGTGGTAGGAGGGGTTCGTAGATCCGCAATGATCTCCCTCTCTACCTTATACGATGACCGTATGCGTACTGCAAAATCAGGAGAATGGTTCCATGAATCTGCCCAACCCTACAGAGCCTTGGCTAACAACTCAGCTATCTATACTAACCGACCTGATACCGGAACGTTTATCGACGAGTGGCTCAGTCTGTACCGAAGTAAATCGGGAGAACGGGGAATCTTCAATCGAAGTGCTGCTCAAAATCAAGCTGCAAGATCCGGACGGAGAAGTTCTGAGGAGGCTTACGGGACAAATCCCTGCTGCGAAATCATCCTCAGATCAAAGCAGTTCTGTAACCTCACAGAAGTTATCATCAGAGAAGACGATACCCTTGTCAGCCTGCAACGAAAAGTTAAACTCGCCACAATTCTTGGGACCTATCAAGCCACACTCACAAACTTCAGACATATCAGGAAAGGATGGAGAGATAACACAGAAGAAGAAAGATTGCTTGGTGTCTCCCTTACCGGGATCTACGACCACCCCCATCTCAGTGTCGTGGGGGAAGCCACCAAACATTGGTTAAACACTCTTAGAGAAGGAGCCGTTAAGGAAAATGAAAAGTGTGCAAAGCTACTCAACATCCCGCAAGCAGCTGCAGTTACTTGTGTCAAGCCTAGTGGGACTGTCAGTCAGCTTACTGACGCTGCCAGTGGCATTCATCCGAGACACAGCGAATATTATGTACGAACGGTTAGGGGAGATGACCATGATCCCATGTCCAAGTTTCTCAAAGCAATGGGGGTACCTAACGAACCTGCGGAGGGCAAAGTCGGATATACTACCGTCTTCTCCTTCCCTATACAAGCCCCAAGGGGAGGAGGATACCGTGCGGAAGTCCCAGCTTTGAAACATCTTGAACTATGGAAGATGTATCAGGATCACTGGTGTGAGCATAAGCCCTCATGTACCATCTCCGTCAAAGACGACGAGTGGCTCAGTGTAGGGGCTTGGGTGTTTGAGAACTTCGATGAGGTATCAGGGTTAAGCTTCCTCCCATACACTGACCATGTGTATGCCCAGGCTCCTTACCAAGAGATCACTAAGAAGGAGTATGAGGACCGTGTTAAACAAATGCCCAAGATAGATTGGTCTAAACTCAAGGACTATGAGAGAGGAGATACCACTGAAGGTAGCCAGACGATGGCATGTACAGGAGATTCGTGTGAAATAGTAGATTATGGGGGTGGAAGTAGGGCCTGAATAGATTAAATCGTCGCTAAGGGGTCTAGGATGCCGCAGGACAGGCATTCCACCTCTCAGGTACCTGACGTACCAGAGGGGTGCCCCAAGGGCCCTCACGCCTCATCCTACGTAGACAACTTTGGAGTGTAAGAGATGAAACAGAGTGAAGCTACTTTTATCGATGCCCAGATGGATAAATTTAATCTTTCCATACATTCCCCTGTTACACGAACGCATTCACAGTTGTGTAAAGCTTGGGAGAAGCTCTGGCTATCGATGAATACGTGTCTGGAAGAAGGGAACGGAGAGGAGCCAGACCCTGTTGTTAGAACAGTGATTCAGAGGATGACAGCCAGGTCCAAGGAGGGCATTAAAAAGTATGGCTGTACAATGGAGAGGACGGATGTAACTACATCAGGCTGGATTGATCACACCATCGAGGAACTCTTAGATGCTGCTATCTACCTTGAAAGGCTAAAGAGAGATTTATAGAACATGTTCCATTTTATCAATGCGACTAATCAACCGGCCACTACGCTCTGGTAGTTGTCTCGCCCATAGGCTATCTTGCATCTCATCTGCTGCTTTCATCCAGTCTTCATCTTCAATAGCAGCAAGGAACTTACGGAACTTAGATAGTCTTGGACGCCCAAGGTTGAACATCATGTTAACTATAACCTTTTGTACTTCAATCGGATAACTAGAGAAGTTACTAAGTAGCCTCTCACATTCCATTAATGTAATGGCGAGGTCACGGGAGAAGAGTTCACTGCACCGATCCTCAGTGATCTCATCACCAATAGCTAGATCGTTCTCGGGATCACTGGACAGGATAAGATGGCCTATGCCACACGTCTTATGTCCTGCGGAGCATGTGTATACACGTAAGACCTTGCCTTCGTCGGCAATGATCTCATCTCTGACATCTTCCGCGTACATTACTTAGCCACTCCTTTGACCTTCTCCCAGCTTCTTAATCCTCCGAGCCCTAACATTCCCATTAATACCGGCATTAACTCACCAAGATTCATTCCTGGGAGTTCAATAAGATAGCCACTTTGTGCCAATCCAAATACCAGTATTGGTTGAAGAACATAAGTATAAGCTAATGCTACCCCACATGTCCATCCGATGAAAGGTCTCCATCCGCTTACGAACACACTCCTTGA